TCACGACGGCGAGCAGGGGCACTCCAGCTTCAAGCACGGCGACGTGCTGGTGGGGCCGGTCGAGGATCAGTCTCTCGTGCGGAGCATGGAGAAGATTCTGGAGAAGTAGGAATGAACCACTGGACCAAGCGGTGCGATCAGCGGCGAGTTAATGAGCGAGCAGTCTGGGACAAGCTCTATATGTGCCAGGCGTCCGGTATTGATGTGGACCGCATTCCCGGCGATATAACTTTCCGCACGCTCATCCGCTTGTCCATTGCTAAGATCCGAGAGTTGACGGAGTCCCCGTGCCACAAGTCCAGTTGAGCGACCTTGAGCAACGTGTCTGGGGCCGCCTCGACGGAGACACTGCTTTTTATCGCCAACCCGACGTTGACAGACTCCTGAACGAGGGATCCAGGATCGTCAACCTCTTCGCCGGATTCAGCCAGGACCGTGTAGCTCTCGGACTCACAGTCCAGTCCTGGATTTTCTATCGCATCCCTTCGCCGATCGTACTCCCCATGAAGGTCTACCTCGACGGCAAGGAACTACAGAAGTCCACGCTCGACGGCGCGGGGCAGACGTTTCCGAAGTGGCTGCAGGGGCGGGCACTGCGGAACCTATCCTCATGGATACCGATAGGCACGCGGATGTTCGCGCTAGCCCCTCCTGATTCGCTTGGCGGCCGAGTGCTCGAAGTCTGGGGCGTCACTACGCCGGCGCTGCTGATCGGATCCAATGACACCCTTACCCTGGATGACGACTTCACGGACCTGATCGTGGATTACGCCTACATGAACCTGGCGTACAGGGAAGGCGGCAAGCCGGCCGCGGATGCGCTTAAGGGCTACAGCGGCTGGATGAAGCGCATGAGAGAGCTACAGCGCTTTGAAACTAAAATCGCGCCGAAATTCTGGATCGAAGTGGAGGCAACGGCAGCAGTATGATAAAAAAACTATTACTATTCGTTCTGATTATCTTCTCGCCCACTGTGGCTGTCGCCCAGTTCGGAAGTACGACGGCTCGACACATTATTTATGGGTCCACTCTCCCTGCATCCTGTAACGCCAGCACCGGTGATGTGTTCGTTAAAAACAACACGAATCCAACCGTTGCTTATCTCTGCACAGCTACAAACACATGGACGGCATTCACCGCGGGCTCGGGCGGTGGGACCGTAACGTCGATTTCCGGATCGGGTCCATCCTGGTTAACGTGGACAATCGGGACACCAACCACGGCTCCGTCTATTTCACTTGCGCCGACCACGGGGCAAACGTCACATCAAGTGATTGGAACCTGCAATGCGGCGACTACCTTTGCGCCCTGTGCGCTTGTGGCCGCGGACCTTCCATCTACTGCAGTCACCCCCGGCGCTTACACCAGTGCCAATATAACGGTCGACCAACAGGGGCGCATAACGGCCGCCGCAAACGGTTCAGGCGGGGGCGCAACGATCCCCAGCGTCACCAACATCATCAAGGGAAACGGCTCCGGGAACGGAGCGGATACGAAGGTGGCAATCACGTCTCCGGCGACTGCTGCAACCATCGCCTTCTCCGCAGATAACGAAACGGTCACACTTCCTAATGGCACAGTAGCCGCTTATGACCTCAATAATATAACCACGATTCTGCATGATCTAACATTCACCGACGCCACCTATGATATCGGTAAAAGCGGCGCCACGCGCCCGCGGGACGGCTTTTTTTCTCGCAACTTCGCTATCGGAGGAACGCTCGGTGTTACTGGGCATGTGACCCTAGAGGGTGTGACGTCCACCGGTGCCACCGGGACAAACCTTCTTGTCTTTGGCACATCGCCAACTATCGTCACTCCCACCATCGCGAGCTTCGCAAACGCAACCCACAACCACACAAATGCGGCTGGTGGCGGTCAGCTTAATATCACAACTGCCTCGAACGCGACGGGTACACCATCAAGTTCCACATATCTGCGTGGAGATAATACATGGTCATCTGTGAGCGCTTCTGGGTGCGCAGCCGCAGGCAGTGCAGGCGTCGTCCAAGCCTCAAATGGCTCTAGCGGGTGCCAGGCTACCACGATCACCGACAACGGTACAACCGTCGTTACGACGGAACCATTGACAGCGGCTGGGTTCACTAGCTCAGACACAGCCCATAGTGGGTTCCTCTATAACAAGGGTCTGACTTCGGGCGGCGTCACCTTGGCGGCTGCCGATGTCGCTGGAACCAACATCACGTATGTGCTCCCGAGCACCAACGGCACAGCGGGACAGATCCTAGTAGATACGGGAAGCACCGCCTGCCCGACGCTGCCAAGCGGGCCTGCTGCTACCTGTCACCTTCTTGGATGGGTTAGCCCTGCCGCTAATAAAGTAATCGGCGGCGCAACGCCAGCAGCAATCACAGTGACAAGCTCCTACGTGAATACGTCCATCGCTACCACGGGCGGCGATATCGACACGTCCTCGCCGAGCAAGGTAACGAATATCAACGGCACCTCGTTCGCAGGGACCAGCGGCCACCTCGTAAGTTTTGGGGCGGCTAATATCCCTGCTGACTCTGGCGTAGTAGCCGCGAATGTATTTACAGGAACGGCGACTAATCATGGCGTTGCAATCGGCGGCGCTGGGCAAGCTTTGAGTTTTACTGGTGCGGGCACGGCTACGCAATGCCTAACATCGAACGGAGCGAGTTCCGACCCCACATTCCAGACTTGCGGTGTTGGCGCTGGCGTTTCTGCCTTTAGCGGGGATGGAACGCTCATCAGCAACAGCGCCTCAACCGGCGCCGTGACGGCCACGCTAGCTACGGCAGCGGCACACAAGTTTTGGATGAACAATACAGGCTCGACGGCGGCTCCGGGTTATCAGACTGCTGCGCTCGCTGACCTTCCGGGAACCGTTGTGAACGCTACATCCCCCGGAGCGGGCATTGCGCACTTCGCTGGATCAACGCAGACTGTAACGAGTTCGGCGATTGTGAATGCGGATATTGCGAATACGACCATTGATCTGACAGCGAAAGTAACCGGAGTGCTCCCGCAAGCTAACATGGCGCAGGTAAGTCCAACCGCCGGAACTAGCGTCTCACTCACAAGTGGCATTGCCCAAATGTTCGTCTGTACGGCTGCTTGTACCGTGACGCCACCCGCTCCCGCAGCCGGTGCTCAATATTGCGTCTGGAACGATGACAACGTAGCTACCGTTATCACGCTGGCTGCGATTGGGTCCAGTGCCCGCTATGAGAATACGGCCCGGACGGCTTACGGCACGGCAGGGACCGGGACTTTTGTGTCTGGTGGTGCTGTAGGCGATGCGGTCTGCCTTATTTACAGAGATTCAACCCACTATCAAACACTTTCTCATTCTGGTACTTGGACGGCTAACTAACCATGAAGAAGCTTGCGTTGCTTTTTCTTCTCCCCTTCTTCTGCCACGCGCAGATCCTCACGCCTATTCTCTCCGGCCTGACCGCCATTGTCGCTACTCCACTTGACTCCAATAGCGGTGGTGGGTGCACGGGATCTTCCCCCACATGGGCCTGCACAGGAGCCGCTACCGTCACGATTACGGATGCCACGGCAAATTTCATCCGTTATACCGTGGATGGTTCGACGCCCAGCTACACGGCGGGGACGCTTTACTCCACGCCCTTCACGTCCCCTGGCACAACATTCACCCTCAAGGCTATCGGATGCTCGTTGGTCAACGATACCTGCGGCGGAATACTGACATCGGTTTATACGATCAGCGGCGGGGGCGGCGTGATCACGCTCAACTCTACGCTGAACAGCACACGCCTCGGCAGTGGCACAAATTTTGCATTCACCCCTACAGCCGGGCATTCATACTTCCAGGGTATAAATTTCGATAGCGGAACACTTACCGTTAGCAGTACGACTTGTACCGGAGCGGCCTGTACATGGGTGCAGGTACCATCGTGCGTAGCTCATTCCACAACTGCTGGAGAAGGCACTGATTGGTGGTATATGGTCAGTGCACCAGCTAGCGTTACGGATCTTAAGGTGACACTTTCTGGAAGTGCAAACTATCAAGCAGTGGTCTATGACGTTAGCGGAAACGACACCAGTACGATCCTAGATGGTGCGTGCGTAATCATTGTCAATCACGCCGCCGCCGCCAACCCCAATGGAGCCCCGATCACAACCACCGTTAGCGGCGATCTCATTCTAACTACCATAGTTACGGCCACGAATGTGACGGCCGTTGGGGGTGGTTTCACTATGGACGCCATTGATTCATCTGGCGGCGGCCATGCCCACGATTTAACCACCACCTCTGGCACTTTCACTCCCGCCTGGACGCAATCAAGTGGTGCTTACGCAGCGTCTACAATTGCGGTGAAACACCCATAAATTTATGAAATCCTTGATTCTGATTCTGCTGTGCGCCGCCCGTTGCTTTGCAGTCGCCCCCACGGCCATCTGCACGCAGGACAACGGCGGCTCTGCGGTTGCGACCGCCGCATGCACCGGCACGGTCACTGCGGGGGCATTACTCATCGTTTCGCTCGAAGGCTTGAACACCAGCGTAACGGGAATGACGGTCACGGACGGCCAAGGCAACAGCTATGTGCTTGCGCGCGGGATCACCGGCGGAGCGGTAACGGATTGTATTGTCACCTTCAGCGCCCCTTGTCTGGTGTCTTTTTATACGTCGTCGGTCGCGTCCGCCGGAAGCCTGACGGTAACAGCGAACTGGACAACCGCAACCACGAATACCCGGATCTACGTCACGCAATGGACCGGATCTGGTCCGCTTTCATTCGATGGGGCGAATTATGGCTCCGATACAACCGCGGGTCCCTCTGACAGTGGCGCATCGAGCGGCAACTCCGGCCATCCGGGGGATCTCGTTTTTGGCTTCTGTGAATCGAACACTACCACGTCATCTCCTGGAACCAGTTTCACCCAACTGGACAACAGCATCACGGCGATCCTCACCGAATATCGGCTAGGCGCTGGCAATCTCCACGCAACCTGCGCCCTCGGTGCTTCGAGTCCATGGCAGGCCCAGGTCCTCACGTTCCGCGCTGCCTATTTTGTGAGCACATCTGGGAGCGATACAAATGCTGGGGACTCGCGATCGGTACCCTGGCAGCATGCTCCTGGAATGAAAAACTGCGCTAGTACGTGCGCGGGTCACACGCCAGCAGCCGGAGAGCAGTTCATTTTTCGCGGCGGCGATACCTGGGGATTCTCGACCGGCACCGTTGGGCTTCCCTGGGATTGGGGAGCATGGTCCGGCACCAGCGGTAATAGCATCTACATCGGCGTTGACCCTACCTACTTCACGGGAGGTTCGTGGGCGCGCCCGAAGTTTTCCGGCAATAACCCGCTCTCAGGATCGGCCGTCGGATCTTGCCCAAACAACTTCGTGACTGGAGGGCCACCGCCTGAAGCGCACTCATACCTGCTCACGATCGCCGGAAATTATACGACCTTCGATAACTTCGACATGCTCGGGTTCTGCACGGCGGTCCCGGTTGGCACCGGGGGGAATTACGCATCCTATGTGCTGGCCGGCGTCAGCGGTGCTACTACCACCACTATCCAGAATTTCTATTTTCACGGCTGGACCCACACTGCCGCGGTGAATGACCAGGCCATGATTGTGAATACCGACAATGGCTCCGGGACCGGGGATGCCATCATGCTGAACGATGTCGTTGACGGCTCAGACAGCGACGGCACCAGTTTTCAAGTGACGGGCGGGGGCCCGACTACCTGGATCGGGAACTACATCGGCAACATCGGATCGGGACTGGTAGACGGCGGGATTCATCTTTTCCATGACAACTTATTGGAGCACGTTGGACCGTCCTACACTTCTGGAAAGCATACGAACATGTTCTACGTGACGTCAGGTCCAAGCAACGGCACGATTGTCTATAACAACATTTTTCGCCACATTCCGGACGCCCAGACCGTAGTGATCCAGATCGATCCCTGCAACGGGGGAACGGATCTGTTTTACAACAATCTGGTTTACGATACTCCCGGCTCGAACGTGGTCAATATAGCGGTAAACGATGTTTGCGCCGCATGGTCCGGCTCATCGTTTAAGATGTTCAATAACACGGTCCAGTCCGGGGCGGGGCCGTGTACATCGATTGGCAAGCCGGGGACAAGTTCCCCATCGTTCGCTAGTCAGATAGTGGAAAACAATCACTGCATCAATGATGCAGGCGTGGTCTACACCACATCTCTCGGCACCAACCCTACCAGTACCACCAACACCCTCCAGACGACGGCGGCAGCAACGGCAGCGGGGTATACGTCGTCGCAGACCTACGCTTACTCCCCGACAAGCGCTGGAAGTACCACAGTAGGAGTTGGGACCGACTTAACGGCATCGTGCTCTGGTGATCTTGCCGTCCTGTGTAACGACACCACCTACGGGGCAACTTACAATGCCACTACGCATGTCGTAACGACAGGAGCACGGACAGCGAACCCCCGGCCATCCAGCGGCGCTTGGGATACGGGAGCGTATGAGTTCGCTGGTGGATCGAATAACGGCGGCAGCGCCTCTGGCGGCAACTCCGTGATGGGCGGAAAGAGCGTAAATTAGTGCGCAGATCTTCTGTACGAACCCTAGCACCTTAGGAAGCGGTGCCATTTTGATATTATAACCTCATGCCCGGTGACGACATCAAGGCTAGGGGTGGCGGCGAAGAGTGGGATCACATGGAGACTCTCTTTAACGAGAAGGTCAAACGCCTTGACGACAAGATCGACCATACGGAGCGGTATCTTGCCGAGAAGTGTGAAGCATTGCGGGCGCAAATTCTAGCAACAGAGAAGCTCCTGGTAACGGCACAGGACTCAGCGAAGGAAGCCGTGAAGATAGCCAATGACTCTTCCAAAATTCGCTTTGAATCTTTCAATGAATTCAATACCAGGATTACGCAAATGACGGCGACATTCTTTACGATTCCGGCTTTTGAGCAGTTCAGAAATTCCATAGACAGTTGGAAGTTAGACGTCAATAAGCGGCTGGACTGGCGCGGCGGGGAGTCCTCTGGGATCAAGTTGACGGGGAGTACCATCCTCAGCGGTTTGGTATTGATCTCCTTGCTGATCGGAATCATAGTAGCCGTGGCCGCCTGGGGAGCCGGAAAGAAAGGACCATAACTTTGACTGCAATCGATATGCCCGGCCTCCGAAACGCCTGGGTGGTGACACACCAGGTCTTCAGGAGCGCCCAACCCGATCCCGCAACGTGGCCGCTGCTCGCGTCCGCGCGCATCAACACCGTTATCGATCTCCGGGAGCCAGGCGAGCACGACACGGCCCTGGAGAAGTCCCAGTGCGAAGCTGCGGGCATGTCGTACATCAACCACCCGCTGAGCGAGTGGGAGGTGCCGGGGCAGGACAAGATCAAGGCGATCTTGGCGGACATCTCGGACGCGGTGGCGAAAGGAGAATCAGCCATCGTACATTGCCGGAGAGGCGCCGATCGGACGGGAATCATCTGCGCCTGCCTTCAGTCCAGTTCTGGACTGCCGAAGGAGACAATCTTTTCGGATCTCCACCAGGGAGGTCTGATGGAAATTTGGCTCCTGGCCGCGGTAGTGGAGTTCATGGAAGGCAGTAAATAAGTGTACTCTTACTTAAGGAGTAACTGACCGATGATGATGCTCTTGTTGCAGACGACCGCCCAGGCCGCGGCGAATGCCGTGCCGGTGAATAACCCCGCACTCACCAACGGACTTGACTCCGTTGCGCACTCGACGGGCCTCATCATCGCAACGGTGTGGATCCTTCAATTTCTAAAGAAGGCCCCTTGGTTTAGTTGGCTCAACGCGGACAGCAGCACGGCTACGCAGATCGTTTCCACGGTAATCGCATTCTTGAGTGCAATCGCCGTTCAGATCAGCTTCACGGGGAACGCCGGCGTCGGGTGGGATGGTACCTTCCATATACCAAACGCCCATGCGTTAGTGGACGGCATATCCAGATTCTTCCTCGCCAAGGGCGGCCAGGACTTCCTCTATAGCACCGTCTATAAGAGGCCGATGGAGGTCACTCCCGTTCTACCGCCGAAGATGGATTCCCTAGGTAAGCCCGTGGTTGTAGGATCTTAGAGAAGGAACCAGCAGCCAGATGACGGCGGCCATCTTTCAGATAGTAATAACCTGCATATTCGCCGCCGCGGCGCCGGCAAATTATGTGGTTTTGCTGCGCATCGATCTGAAGATCAGTTTGCTTGATGGAAGTATTCGCGAATGGTCCCGGAAAATATTCGCAGAAAAGGAACATGTTAACAGCGTGCAAGCGCACCTAGTCGCAGTAGACGCGCGAGTACGAGAGCTAGAGCGCTTTCACCGATAAAGAAGGAGCGCGGCCTCGCGCAGCCACAAGCCCCACTTGCGCTCCGCCAATAAAAGCTCTACGATTATTCCATGTCACAAAGCGTCACCAGCCTCTACAGAACCGGCGTAGCCGCCACAGACCCCACCTTCCTACCGTCGTGCACGAGCCGCGCCGACTATCTAGCGCAAGCCGGGCAGCAGGCACCGAATCACGACCCTTCGCAGCCGAACAAGTTATGGTGGGACCCGAGCGCCGCGAGCCTCCCGCCGACGCAGTCGGTTTCGTACTCGGTATGGAACCAGAGCCTCACGACACCGGCGCTTATATCGGTGACGATGACAGCGGCTGCCGCCGCAGTGCCGAATGTTCCTGGCGATATTACGTATCCGGCCTACGTCCTGCCCGATGCCACCGGCGTGACGTGGGCGACCAACGTCCAATTCTCCGCCGAGCCTCTGCCGGCTCAGAATCTCTGCACCTTGGCCGATGCGCAGAATCTTGCGGCGATGATCCCTGGCTCGAAGATCATCAGCGGCCAGGCGGCATTCCCCGGCGGGACATTCCTCTTGAATGGAGCGCCGTACCCTTCTACCGCCGCGGCACAGCCGTGGTGGATCATCCTTCCGAGCGGGGTAGGTGGCTTCGCCGGGATCGCGGTGGCGGCGATGTACGCCAATGGCGTGGGCGCGCCGTGCAAGTGGGTTCTGAATTCAAGCGGCTTCTACGATCTCGTTTTCAGTCTGCCAACCGACAGCCCTTCGACCTCCACATCCCCGGTGCCCTGCAACCCGGTTCCGGCCGGCTTCCAACTGGTTAGCGTAGTGACTGGCCTGATCCCGACCGTGGAGATCCTGCCGATCGGATCGGGTGGACCGATGACGCTTACTGTAAGCGGGACTCTTTCCGCTGGCACGTATTCAGTCGCTCCTGTACCGACACCGGCGGCTCGCAGGTAACGTGCGGCTGCTGGCTTTATTCATTCTCCCGGCTGCGCTCTCGGCGCAGTCATTTGGACCGTGGGCCTCGCGCGCCGAGGCTCCTGATTGGTGGGTAGCGCTTCACGCGCCGTATATGGAGGATGTGGATCTCGGGGACCTATCCTGCCCAGCAGAGGGGTGCAGTCCGGTGACGATCACCGCCCGCATGGCGCAATATCTCCCTCTGGATACGCCGACCGTTGGCAGCGGACCATTGCTTCAACTTCGAAACCGCTATCTACCCGAACAGTTCCGTGGAGCCTTCCCTCCCGCCCCGCCCGGTACCGCTACCGTATCCTTCACTCCGCAAGGCTCTCTCCCCTGGCTTCCGCGCAACGTCTCCACTGACTATCTCATTATCTGCGCACCTTCCGGAACATCGATTCCATCGGGCGCAATCTATCAAATAGCGAGCGCCCACAATATCGCGCCGCTCTCGCCGAGTTCCGCGAAGTCCCTGCTCTACCGCAGGAAGGCGAATAACGCCTGGACGATCCTACTGGCAACTGGCACAGCGGTCAGCTTAGCGATACCGGCAGCGGGTCAGGCTGGCCTGATAGCCATGAATACCAAATGGGTGACCGGGCTCTTGGCTGGGCATGCTGTATTCGACTACGCCTCCGGCCAGATCTCATCGCGCATTCCCGATCCAGGACCTACGATAGACATCCTGCTCGACCCCAACGCCATCCTCAGTTTCAGCGGGTCCTGCGTCGAAGCTACCATGGCTGTCCGTTCGCAAAAGATTCCAGTCAGCGGAACCTATACCGTTCCTTAAAGGAGATCCAAATGAAACAGATCCAAATGAAGGTCACTTCGCTGGTGCTCGTTTTCGGGATGCTGTCATCCTGCGCCGGCATCAGCTCATCGCCACTCGTGGCCGCACTGCAGGGCGTCGGTTACGCTGCCGCCGCGGCTTCCGCTGCAGCACCTATCCTGGCCGGCAACGGCGTCATCAGTAACGACGACGCCACACTTATCGAAACGGTGGCACAAGAAACCAGTACAGCAGTGCCGGCAGCAATCACCGAGGCGGAATCGACAGACACTAACCCGGTGAAGTTGAGCAAGATCATCACGGACTTCGATCCGGTGATAACCACGGTGATCCCGGCCACGGTGTCCAGCCAAGCGGCAGGGCTAATCCTCGGCATCAAGTCCGCCATCCAGGCGTTGCTCGCGCAACTCGGCGCACCTGCGTTAGCCAAGTTGGCGGTGGCGCATCCGGCATTTCAAATAGTTTTGTCGCGCTCCGATAAGTCTGCGCTATCGAAGATCGAAACCGATGCGAAGGCGACGAACGCTAACGCGCAAGCGTGGATTTCTCTGCATCCGAAGAAGTAGCGTTAACTGGTATGATTGATCGGGACTAGCTCCGTGTCTATCAGGAACAGAATAAAAGAACTTCTCGGACGGGTTGAACGCCTTGGCGGCGAAGAGGTAATCGAGGAGATGGAGCTTCTCTTAAGGGGACGGCGCCACGATCGGCACCATCGTGCGCATTCTCTTGCTTTGAACTTAACCTGGTGCGGAAAATCAATCAAAGGACAACACATGACTTTCACGATGCTTGCAACTCAATCGGTGCCGGTTATCGGTGCGCCCGTAACGGCGGCCGGTCTCCCCAGCTCCGCGACTCTTTCCGCTGTAGCCTATTCCAGTTCGGACCCAACCGTCTTTTCGGTTTCTCCGGACCCGGCGACTCCGAACGGCGCCATCGTCACCGGTGTAGCGGCCGGCACGGCTATCCTGAGCGAAACGGCCACGGCCACCGAACCCGATGGATCGACCCAGGAATCTATCACTGGCTCGGCAACCATCATCCTGACCGGCGGTGGCGGTGGAACCGGCGTGGCTGCTGCGTTGGTGTTCACCTTCGGCAATCCGCAGGCGAAGCGATAACGCGAGTGGGGCTCGGTTACCGCTGAGCCCCATTACCTCCATGAACATCACTCCGTTCACCCCTCATCCCTGGAAGCAACTCGGGAAACGCGCGCCGAAGCTGGATAAGCGTACCTTCAAAATTGCGGATTATCTTCCGGCCGTTGTACCGCCTCCGCCCCCGTCTTCTAACTGGCTCACTAAAGTTCCATATTTTCCTGTCTACCTCAATGACGTAGAGGGGATCTGCGTAGGGGCCACGGGCGGTCATCAGATCAATCAATGGACCCGCTACGCCGGCGGCAAGGAGATCCGGCCTACCGATCAAGATATTCAGTTGGCCTACGAAGTTGTCGGCGGGTACGATCCCTCCCAAGCGCAGCCGGACGGTTCCAACAACACCGACAACGGGATGAATATTCTCGACTTTCTTAACTATTTTCGGCAGACGGGGATTGCTGGCCACAAGATCCTAGCGTTCGCAACGGTGGACGTAGCGCGGCTGGATCAAGTCCGGCAGTCGATCAACTGGTTCGGTAATCTATTCATTGGACTCAATCTGCCGGTTAGCGCGATGAACCAAGACTCTCTTTGGGCGGTGCCTCCTGGTGGCCCATTCGGCAACGGATCACCAGGGAGTTGGGGCGGTCATGCGGTGCCAGTCATGGAATACAGCCCGAGTACCTTGACGGTTGTCAGTTGGGGGGAGACGATCCAAATGACCTGGTCTTTCTTCAGCGCTTATTGCGACGAGGCCTACTGTTGTTTGTCGTCTCAAGATTGGCTAGCAGCGAATGGGGTTTCGCCTAGCAACTTCAACCTCGCCCAACTGCAAGCAGACCTGGCTTTGTTGTAAGATGGGCCAGGATGCTCGTGCGGGATGTCTATGACGATGTTTGCTCTACGCTCCTAGAACCTGCCGGCTTTACCCTCGGTCTGGTAACTGACGCGCAATTCCTCGATTATTATAGGCAGTCAGCGGAAGAGTTCCTATCCAGGTCTGGACTGGCCAAGGGCGTAGCCCTCAACGCCCAGGCCTACAGCCAAGCCCAGTATCAGGCTCCGGACTGGATCTCCGACATCGAGGCGGCTTTCTCCGATGGCGCGGTAGTTCGCCGGGACTTCGAGGAGAGCATCGCCGCGAGCAACCGTAACTGGCAGAACCAAGGCGGCACGCCTCGATCCTGGCGTCAGGACAAGATGCCGATGAAGGTTTTCTCGCTTTACCCGGCTCCGATCGTGGAGAGCAGCCAGGCTCCTATGCCGCCGGCACCTCCTGACTTCGGAATTATAGCTGCGTACGTCCCTGGTGGCGATCCTACGTCGGTGACGGCGTTTGTGGGGACGATGACCCAGGCGAACCAGGTTGGCACGTTCGTCTCTCCCGGAGCGTTCTTCACTCCAGCGGGAGGTAGCATACCGAACTTCTCTCGGGGGAATGTGGCTATCATCGGGACGTTGGGACTGTTCACGGAGGATGTGACGTTGGATTCTGAGATTGAGCATCTGACCGACGATTGGGCGGTTGCTATAAAATACGGCATCCTTCGTAGGATCTTCGGATCGGACGGCGAGTTGAAGGATATTTTGAGGGAGCGGTACGCGAGCGCCAGGTTCGAAGAACTCGTGCAACTCGCAATGGCGGTGAATGGGGAGATGGCAACACAATGAAGATATTCCGCTTGATCGTAATTTTACTCGCAGTCCAGTTCTGGACTGTGGCACAGCAACTCCCCATCCCGCTGAGTTCGCGGGTATTTAACCAGATCACAAGCGCCACTACAGTTCTCGACAACCGGAGCACGATTTACCAAAAAACCGAACACACCTTCATTGCCACCGGCACAGGAACGTGGTCAGCCACCATCCAGTACGCGGACGGCACCCCTACCAGTTGGTTCAACTTCACGGCGGGGATTCCAACGGTTTCGAACACCTCCACGGACAACGTGGGCCTGGGCCGGGGATACCACGACTTCATCCGCTTCTCCATAACGGGGAGCGTCGTGGTGAACTATAACGGCACCGGCAACGTCTACCTGCCTATCGGAAACGGTGGTGGCTCGACGCCAACAACCCCGCTGTGTCAACAGATCCCGTCAATCGGGGAATACAATTCTTCGTGTTTCAACTTCACCTCACAGGCACCGGGAGGAAGTATATCGACGGGATCCAACACGATCACGCTCACGCCATGCCCGGCCGGTGTTAACTGGAATGACACCCCGAGCCACTATCTGTATATCAGCGGTGGCGCCGGAACTCCCGAGGCGACCCCCATCAACCCAGCGGGGCCGGGTACCTGTGTATCGGGAGCGCCCACGGGGACGATTACGCTCACCGCGGCTAATAGCCATTCCGGAGCGTGGCGAATAAGCTCCGCTACTTGCGGTATCGAAGAGGCCATCTTTTCGCTGCCATCTACCGGCGGTACGATCACGGAGCCTCCCGAGGTATGTGTCCTCTGGGGCCCGATCGTCAAGCCTCCTTTTACGGTTTACATCCAGGGAGCTGGGCCGGCCGCAACGACCTGGAGAATTCCAGCCGCAGCAAACGGCGACCCCGTGGATTTTCCGCTCGGCGTGACGGGCGTCTACCAGATTCCGGACGACTCCTCTCTTTACAACACCCGGCTCCAGTTAAGCGGAGGGATAACCGGGATCAACTTCTCCTTTTATCAACCTCAGACGGCCACCAGCGTGGCCGCCCTTACGCACTGGCCGGCGGCGATTTACGGGAACAACACCAATCGTCCATATTTCTCGAACCTGATGTGGACGCTCGCGTGGGATGGAATCAACATCCTAGGCACGGGGGACGGGTTTTATCTGGTCGACACTAAGAGTTCCGCTTTTCACCGCGCCGTACAGGTGGATGGACAAGTGGACTCATCGCGCGTGCGCGGGTTCCACTCCTGGCCGTTCGCGACAACAAACAATAATCTTCTAAACACGTTCCTCTACGATCCGAATGTGTATGCGTTCTGGATCGGCCAGGCAGATGACTTGAAGATCGAAGGATGCGCCACGGACTCGGCCAACTCGGCCGATATCCATTTGGGGGCGGGAGGCATATTCGCCACTCCCTGGGTGAGTTTCACTGACTGCGACCTCGATACAGGCCGCGTCAACATCAGCGCCGGCAAGACCTTCATCGACAATTCGGTTATCAATGCGTACGTGGACCCGGCATTCAACGGGGTCACCACAACCAACGCCATCACGATGAGCGGCGGGGAACTGTTCGTCAGCAACTCGACAGTGGGCGCGAGCGCGCCGTTTACGGGATACATTTTGAACCTGGACTACAGCAATTCCGGGGTGGTTGACGAACAGGCTCTAGCGGGCGCTGTTTTCACTAACTGTCGGTTCTACACCATCCAGGACAGCGACATGCTGTACGTGCATTCCGGCACCACTAGGACCGGCTTGCTAACGGTGACGGGATCGCACTTCATCATCCCCGGAGCGCAAAGCATCAACTGGAATAGCAATATGATCCACGCGGTTGGCCCGGTGAAGGTGATCGCCACCGGCAACGACGTGACCTCCAAAGTGGACCACACGGGGACGTGGTTCAACGCCGATACCGATTACGGCCACATCGTAACTGGAAACTCGGCGACCGGCTGGTCGATCGGATATCCGGCCGCACTACGGGTTTCGACGTTCGCGAACAACAGCATCGTGAATCCTACCCCCATATCGTCTTCCGTGGCAATTACGGTAGCGGGTGAGCTTGATCCGTCTGGTCCAATCTTCCACGTAACCAACGCCTCTCCGGCTATCAGTACCATCATCTGGAACAATCTGCGCTTCCCTTACGGAAACAATGTGAACACCGGACTTTATCAATTCACGGTGATACCGGATGCGGCCTTCACTACGGTCACTTCATTCAACATCGCGATCGCCTCGACTGCAGTTATCGGGAAGGCGCTCACGTTCACGTACGATCCGACCACCTCGAAGTGGTACCCGAGTTATTAAACTATGCGAATCGCCAAAATATTCTCAGGGATTCTAATCTTAGGATCGATATTGTTTGCGCAGGTTGTAACGATCAACCCGAATGATCTCGTGTCTAACGGACCAGCGATTCTAAACGGAAACTTCCACTTCATCGCGACTTCCAAGGTAGCGATCTGGAGCGGCGCCGGGCTCCCGGGGAACTTCCCGCTGAGCGTACTTGGGGATCTCTATGTCAACACGACTCCTATCCCGCATACGACATACCAATGTATGCAGCTCACGGCCTGCACTGCCCCAGCGGATGGAAATTGGCAGCTACTTGGGAGCGGGGCCGCTTCGGGAACAGTGACCTCTATCCAGATCTCTGAAACGAGCGATACCAACGTCGTTCTGACCCTCACCGGGACGAATCCGATTACCACTACGGGGACGATCAACCTGGGGATCTCGTGGGCCAATACGCTGGCAGCAGCGCGAATGGTAAACGCGGGCGTTCACACTGGAGACTGCGTCACCACTTTCCCTAACTGCACCATCACGGCCGCCGCCATTACGCTGGCGAAGATGGCGAACTTGGCGGCGAATTCGGTGATCTGCAACAATACCGGATCCGGAGCTACGCCGATCGCGTGCACGCAAGCCCAAGTGGCAGCGATGCTGGCGGGACAAGCCCTATTCACTCTGACCACTATCGGGTCAAGCGGCGCAGCGACATACACGGGAGGCGTCCTCAATATACCCCAGTACTCCGGCGGCGGGAATGCCTATACGCCTGTGTCGACATCCACGACACCCGACTTCGTTCGGTCAGCGGCCAACCAATCTTGGTCCTTCACTGTTTCGACTAGCAATTCTACTGCCACTACATCGGGATTAACGGCCGGTGACCGAGTAACTTTTGACATCACAAATTGCGCGACCGCAGGCGGCTGCGCGTTAACGTGGCCGGCTGGCTTCTCTGAAGCGTGCACGATTCCGGCGGCTGCGAACTCTGAGATTAAACAGAGTTTCTATTGGGATGGATCGGCCGCACATGCGACGAGTAATTGTATTACGACCTCCACCGGAGCAGATACGACGCTGACCGATGGGGCGACTGTTACGTGGAACGTGGCCGGCTCCTCGCAAACGACGGCCATCCTCACATTCACGACACACGGCGGATCGCGGACACTCAATCTGCAAAATCTAACCGCTGGTGGCTATTACGGCCTGAAAATCAAGCAGGATTCTACCGGCGGGGAAGGCCTGACGCTGGGCACCGGCTGCACTTGGCTGGTTAGCGGGGCTGGCGCCGGAGCGATTACCCCTTCGACGGCCGCCAACGCTGTAGATTTTCTCAGCTTCCACTATGACGGGACCTCGTGCCTTGCTAACTACAATAAAAACTTCAACTAGTCTGCTACTGGCGGCGTGTTGCTGTCTAGCGCAGACGCCTGGGTTCTTTGGCGCTAACGTGACGACGAACGTCTCGCTCTGTACGCCCGCCAGCGGCTACACCCACTGTCGTGTGTTGACTCTCGATCATAACCAAGTTCCAAGTACGCAGACTAACTTCCCCGTAGTCGCCTGGAATGGATTCACGCTCGGATCGAGCCGCATCCAGAACGCCTCATGTTTCGACGTGATCTTTACCGGCGATTCGGCAGGGACCACTAAGATCCCTTGGGAAGTGGAGTCATGCAATCAGAGTACCGGGGCGATGGTCGCGCACTTCCTGGTGGCGTCGCTATCTTCGAGCGCCGACACGAAGGTTTACGTTTCCTACGATAACGGATCAGTCTCGACCGCGCAGAACACTGGAGCAAATGGCCCGACCCACGTTTGGGATTCTAACTATGTTCGCGTGTATCACTTGGCGGACAACGCGGCCACGACGGCGGTGGTCGATTCAACCACTACACAAAATGGAGTCTCTACCGCTAATACCAGCACTTTGCAAGCAGCCGGTGAAGTGAACGGTTCTCTCAACCTAGGTACCAGCGATTATTTTTCGCAAGGCGGGGCACTGGCGTTTACTGGCGCTACGGCTGCGTGGACTCTTTCGGCCTGGTTCAAAACAACAGCCGGGGATGCGCAAATATTTGGCTTACAGAACAATTCAACCCGAGATCCGGTAATCGATTTGGGCATAGGGCAGAGCATTCTCTGCGGGGGGCTCTGCAATGGATCGGGCTCTCCGGGATTTTACGTTCAAGACAATACCGCAAGCGGGGGGGCTGGAAATAATACTACCGTTACGGCGTTAAATGATGGGGCGTGGCACTACCTTGTCTTGACTCGTGATAGTTCTAAAAACTTGAAAGTGTACGCGGACTGTTCTGGGACGCCCGTATTTACAGCTACCGACACGATGGGGACGGGGCAGACCTTCGATTTGGTCGGGGGAAACATAGGAGAAGATACTATTTTTTTCGGCGCAAGATCGTCCACGATGGCAATGGATGAAGCGCGCATCTCCATCACCAATCGTTCCGCTAATTGGATCACTGCGGAATGCAATAACCAGAAACTAGGCAGTTCTTTTATCGCCGTGGGAGGGGAGCAATGAGACACTTCCTTATTTTTTCCCTGGCAGCGACGCTGTGCAATGCAGCCACAGTCTCCGTCTGTGCCACCGGTTGCACTACCACTTCGCTGCAAACTGCGCTCGACTCCTTAGCTGCGTGCGGCGACACCATTCAGATCAAGAGCACGGAAACTCAACCTGCCGTAACGATCACCTATCGTGGCTGTGGCTTTAACCCTATTACGGTCACCAGTGATCGCGCAGCCACCTGGCTCCCAAATTCTAATGCGAGAGCGACACCATCGCAGTTAGGCAATATGGCAGTCATCGCGGCTTCAGGGGGCACCTCAGCCCTAGCTGGCGTTGTTGACGTCATGGGCCGTCCCCCGGCAGGCTGGGACTTCATCGGTGTAGCCTTTACAAACACCAACACTATAGGCGGCGGCTCCAGCTACTTGGTGGATTTCAACGGCGGGGGCACCGCTGCGAACTCAACACAGATCGCAAACAATATCACCTTCGACCGCTGCTATTTCTATGTGCCATCTTTATTCACCGGCATTCAAATCCGCGACATGATTCGCGGCGATGTCACCAACCTAACGGTTAAGAACAGCTTTTTCGGTGATGGCTTCATCCTCGGTGGTGGCACGGCTACAGAAGCCCACGGCATTCGCATGTTAACAACGCCTGGGCCCATCACTGTTACTAACAACTTCATTACAACATCGGCGTCGCCTGTGTTTGTTGGAGGCGCTGTCCCTTCCTACGCCACCTATCTAGCAAATGGCCTCACCGGCCAATACAATTACACGTGGAGGCCGTGGAAGTGGAACGGGGACCCTACACAACCGTACGCCGCTGACTACGTAACAGCAGGGCAAAGTATTCCCCGCAGCGGGCCGTGGACGATCACCAATGTAAGCAGCACCGGGATTATCACCACCACCGGTAGCCCTCCTTTTATTCCTGCGAGTCTGCTAGACATCACGAGTGTCGGGGGCTGCACCATCGCGAATGCAAACAACTGGCGCAATACACAACTCACAGCCAATACCTTCCAGCTTCTGGACTTCCCTGGCTGCAATTCGGCCTATACAAGTGGCGGCTCGGTTAGCGAGTTCGCGTTGACTGTCTGCACCAAAAATCACGTCGAGTTCAAATGGGGCACCGGGATCACCTGGCAATACAACGTCGGAGAAAACTCCTGGGGACCGAACCAATGCGGGAACCAGTTCACTGGTTTCACCGATACTTTACGCACACAGTGGGAGAACCCCGGCGTCATCTTTTCGTTTACTAATTCGACGCACATCACCTGGGCCGGCGCATATCGCATTGCCACGGGCAGCAACCCCGACATCGGGGATATGGCGGCGTGTATAAGCCTTCCAACCACCGGCACGGAGTGCCATCCCATCACCAGCTATAGCGGAGCCTCCATGGTGACCAGCGCCTTCTCCGCCGCCCCAGCAGGCACCTTTAACGGTTGGATCAGTTACACCGGCAGCGCTCAGCTTGAAAACGTCATTATTCAACACAATGTCTGGAAAAACGTGGACCAACCATTCTCGAATCTCGCTCTTAGCTTCGCCAGTGGAGTGAGTGACGCGGGACTCGGTAAAACGCATACGATTACTCAGAACCTGGCCTTCGCTAATACCAGCTATATCACCGGCTACAAGGGCCTTGGCCTTTTAGCCGGAGAGGCTGACTATAACTTCAATCCGAGCGCGTACACGTTCGATCACAATACGGTCTATTCTTCCTATGGTTTCGCGAATGGATCATTTGTCTATACAGGTGGAACCCAGTGCAACATAGGCAACGGCCTGTGTTCGACCAACATTCAACCGCAGTTTGCTGGCAGCGCTATTACAAACAACCTCTTTGGTGTGAGCTCGTCTGGGGGTAATGGCCCCTTTTCGGGTGACGGCGTAAATAATATCATCGATACGACCAACGCCTACTTCGCAACCTCCAACATCAAAAATAATGTGCTGCCGGGTGCTGTGCTCGGCAGTAATAGCGTCACCGGTGGGAACGCGGTATCGGGCAACATCCTCACCTGGACGGACCCGTTCGGAGGGCTCGCGCCACAGGGCATCTTCAAAGTCACATCGGTAAGCCCGTATCACAACGCCGCCACAGACGGGACCGATTTGGGAGCGGACTTCACCCAACTCCCGATGGTTAATAATGTCGCCGTCGCGGCCAATATCCTGGGCTTCGATGTGACCCCCGGAGTCAATAGCGACGTGAAAGCCACCCAACCCTGCGTGCTCGAAGTGTCGAGCAACCGAAATCTGATTTCGGATCTCGGCACCTATTCGGTAATCGCGTCGCTCGACCCAACGGTGACGATAGGCGCGGATCTCTCAACACGCTCCGATGTGACGCTGGTTGGCTCGCACGTCACTTGGCCGCTTGCGGGCGTGACGGGGGGAACTACGTACTACCTGCGGCTCCAGTGCTACGGAGACATGGAGATGCTTACTTTCACCGCAGTCTCCCCATCGCCGATTCGCCCCGGCAAGTCGTTCAGTCCCGGTAACTCGCTAGCGCTGCACCTTAAAAGGATACCTAATGGACTTTCAGCAATCTCTCACTTATTTCACTGAGCATGAGGGAAAAATAAACCATATGTACGTGGATTCGGTCGGGCTCGTCACCGTTGGGATCGGACGCATGCTTCCCGATGCGACCGCGGCGCAGGCGTTACCGTTCGTCTTCAAGGGGACAACCCAACGCGCCGGCCTAGCCGAGATAGCGCTGTCCTGGCAGACGATGCACGACCAGGAGAAGGGCCACGCTGCGAGCTACTACGAACAGTTCACGCTGCTGGAACTGCCGGACGCCGATTGCGATGCGGACTTCTGGCACAGTGTCGGTGGCTTCACGGTCACGCTCCGGCAGAGATTCCCGAAGTTCGACGGCTACCCGGACGCTGTTCAGTTAGGCTTGCTCGACATGCTTTACAGCATGAGCCAGCACGAACTGTTCGCTGGGTATCCGCACTTTTGCGCGGCGGTCGATTCGCAAGACTGGCTGGTATGCGCGCAGGAATGCCGGCGCGGCGGCGTGTCGGATCAGCGCAACACGGACTGTGCGGCGCTGTTTTCCTCGGCCGCTATCCCATCCTAGCCGCATGGATGGTAATCCGCGTATGATGTAGCAATATGGCGGCAAAGCAATTCAGTCTTAATTTCAAGGGCATAAACATTAAGGTTGAGCCAGGATTATTGCCTGATGGTTCGTTTTCTGACGCAAACAACGCAACCTCCGTCCTCGAAGGAGGCCTCTCCCCTCGCGCCGGCCAACTCCTGCTACCCGGCATTAACCTTGGCGGCACCTTTATCCACAGCGCCCACAAGATGGCGCTCGGCGGACCAGACGCGAATGATCCTCGATATCTCGGACTGTCCAATACTCCCTCGACAATCCTGAAGGTCACCGGACCATACACGACTGGCGTGAACGTCACGTCGGCATTAGCTCTCTCGAATAAAAGGTGGGACGCGGAATGCTTTAACGCTGGCGACAGCGGCACGCCGACTATCTTCTTTGCGCACCCAAGCCGCATGATGCGCGATACCGGAGGATTTGTTCCGCTTCGGCAATGGGGAATCGTTCCCGCCCTTCGCCCGGTACGGCTCGCGCTGAGCGCTCCCAACCTGGTGGTGCTTGACGACAATTCAGCATCCTCCACCTTGCGGATAAACACCACGGTCACGAGCGCCTCCATCGTCATGGGCAGTTGGCGGAGGATCGTACCGGCCTCAATGGCGGGAATCACAGCGGGGAGCTTGGTGATTCTCAATGGCGTAGACACCATCATCGACGCCGCGGATGAGACATCCTTCTACGCTTACTCTGCCGCTGCGCCCGCCGGATCCATAGTCGGCGGGATGAAATACACGGCGTCTGGAGGCGTAGCTGACGGAACATCCTTCGACGTGACGGTCAGTGGGATAGGTCCTGTCGACTGGTCGTTTGGCGGAAACATCAACGATGGCTTTGATTCGGACGATCTTATAGGGGGCATGTTCTCGATCGCCGCTGTCTCGACGGCGGGGCCGCTGACGCAAGCGGTTACGATTCGCATCCTCGTCAATGGCTCGACGGTTGACTACTACGAAGCCACGATCCCCGTCTTTGCGGATGGGAGTTATGGAGACTTCCAGATAACCAAGGCGGATTTTACGGCAGTGGGCCAGGCCGGCTCGGGAGCTTACACGTGGCAGAACGTCACGGGATATTCTTTCCACATAACTACGAATACGATAGCCGGAACACCGCCGGTCCCTGTGCTGACCGGCAACATCTATGGAAGTGCCGGGCAAGGGCCTAACTCAGCGAGCTTCCCGGCCGCTACTCCATACAGTTACATCTATACGCTTCGCAATCCGACTACCGGAGAGGAGGGGAATCCTTCGCAGCCACTGATCGCACCATCGGCCATCAACTCCGCGGCGCGATCCGTACTGGTGGAATGCGCCGGCGTCAGTACCACGCCCCTTGATACAGCGCCCGTTGGGGATCCTTCACTAGTAGGATTCGGATCGATTGCAGTGTACCGGGAAGGCGGCGTGTTCGCCGATGGCCTGTATCGATTCGTGGGCTACTCTACCAATCCAGGACTGGACGGGTCGGGCGTTCCGCTACCGGTCATCTTCATTGACAACCAGAGCGACAGCGACATCATCAACAACAATACTGTGCGGTTCGATAACTATCCGCCGGCGCCGAGCAATCTACTTACTCCGATCGCAGCCACCGCCACGGCGGCCGTTGGTACGGGATGGACCAATATCCCGCTCACGGGATACGCCGGTCCTGCAGACTTGACGACGGTTCTCAAGATTGGGTCCACGTTCACGATCGGCAGCAATGCGAATCAAGAGACGTGCATCATCGCGGCGGTGTTCGCTAGTAGCGTCAACGCTTATTTGCAATACTCGCACGCGATTGGTGAGCAGGTGTCCTGCGACTTCGTCGTCGGCCAGCCCTGCGACATCATGTGCCAGGCGAGCGATGCGCTTCTGATCGCTGGCGACGATAACAACCCGCACGTGGTCTACCGTTCCAAGGCCGGTTTTCCGCAGGCGTTCCCGGTAATCAACCTGGAGACCGGGAATGCACACACCCAGATCATCGGCAGCCCCGACAACCCAATCCTGGGGTTGGTCGATTACGGTGGTTGGTACGTTTCCCTCAATAAGGAAAAGATCTACACATTCCAGATCTGGCTCGGCCAATTCCTGAATATCACCGCGACGCCTTCGGAGCGCGGAATGATTGCCAAGCGATGCTGGATACGAGTTCAGGGGTCGCTTTGGTTTCTGTCCTACGACGGAATATACGCCTGGTCCGGCGCCGGATCCCAGAAGGTTACCGAGCCGATCGACCAAATATTCCGCGGTTTGAGCGTAGGCCGCTTTAAGCCGCTGGATTACACGGCCCTGGATAAGATCAGTTTTGAGTACTTCGAGAACAAAGTCTACTTCACGTATCAAGACACTTCGGGTAATCTTCAAAACATCCGGTACGACATGATTTATCAGCGGTGGGAGCCGGTCGGCTATCCATCTCCGATCACCTGCATGCTCACCGAGATAGATACCGGAAGGCTCCTCGCGGGGGATCTCAGCGGAAACGCGATGCTGTTAGAGCAAGGCACCGAGGACATCAATAGCACGTCGATCAACTGGTACGGGAAGACGGCGCCTTATGCTCCGGAGGGTAGAACCGTTCAAAAGCAATTCACCGAGTTGATGATTGAGCTGCAGAATGAAACGGACTCGGTCACGGCGTTTCTATACTACGATTACTCGAACATAGCCGACCCCGTAGATTCATTCACAATCGCTCCCGCCGCTGGAAGGCGGTTCGTCCCCCTACCGCTCCAGGTGGCCGGCGGATCAACCCACGGGAAAGGGGCGCGAGTCTGCGCGATTCTCTTTGGCGGAGATTCGATTGGCAATGTTGCGATCTTTTCGATTCAGCTTAGCTACAATCCCCTGACCGAGATCCAGCGTGGTCGTGTCACTGACTGGACCGACCTCGGATATCCCTACGACAAGAAACTGTACGAGATGTGGATCGACTACGACATGAAGGGCCAGACCGTGGTGATGAACCTAGACACCATCACCGGCCTAAATGGAAACACCATCAACCAGGGCGTGCAACAATTCACACTCACGGGCGTAGGGCGCGCGCAGGTGAATATCGCGATCGAGGACCACACCGTCGTTAAGAAAGTTCGGTTGCGCCCCAATGTTCCTAATCTGGACTATGAGATTTTCAACTGGGACTTCCCTGGTTACGAGAAATATCCACCTGACGTATCGCTGTTCACGCCACTAAGCGATTCCGGATGGAGTTGCGAGAAGGTCTACCGCGGTTACACGCTGGAGATCAATACGGACGGCGTACCGTGCGCGGTCACTACGGAGGTCGATGGCGTCGACGTTCATACGGGTTCGGTGACCACGAACGATAACGACCGGGCACGGATCATCACGCTACCAACCGCCATCACCGACGAGATCATCGGGAAGATGGCTAGAATTCTATTGGCGCCCGGGGCAAATGGCAGAGCCCAAGTGTTTAAGGGGCCAGAGTTCGACTTCTGGAAAGAGCCGTGCTATAAAAACTTCCTAGACACGGGCGAGTTGACGTTCGGGACCCAGAGCTTTAAGTTCATAAAACAGTGCTGGATTCAGTACCTATGCTCCGGTGGAATCAACTTTTCTATTTACAGGGATGGGCGCGTTTTGTTTTATACACAGGCGCTCCCTGGCCACACAGCCAGAGATGAGGAGCGATTTTTTGTGCCGGACATAGTAGGCTCGGCTCTCAACAAAAGCAAAACATACCGGATAATCGTTACGTCCGTCAATCCTTCGATACCATTTAAGTTCTATCCCGAAGGGAGCCGGATAGAATGGCTAGATATGTCGGGGGACCAAAGACGTTCTTACTCCCAGATGACACTTTCCTCAATGATCTCCCCTACGGGAAGTATTTAAACCGAGAATGTCCACCTACTATGTTTCGACAACCGGGCTAGATACGTACTCGGGTGCGTACAACGCTCCGTTTCTGACTATCGCAAAAGCCATCAGCGTTGCGGCCCCTGGAGACGCGATCGTAGTCAGAGACGGAACCTATCCGGTGTCGGCCCCGGTTTCGGTAAACTTGGCGGGCATTACTATTCAGGCCGCTAACAAGCTAGGCGCTACGCTCACGGGGAGCGGAGCCGCTAACTACTACTTCGACCTGGGAGCCGCGTCTGCGGGCGTGTCGATCGACGGATTCGGAATCACAGATACGGTCTTAGCTGGGATTCATGCTGCGTCGGGTGGAGCAAGCGGCTGCATTGCTCGCAACTTAAACATATTCGGGAATGCAGGCGCCGGCCTATTGACGGACAATGCAGCGACGATCACTATCCAGAACTCACGATTCTCTGGCAATGGGACTAATGGCATCGAGACTGCGAGCCCAGGGTTGTTGGTGTCTAACTGCATCTTTTGTTCTGCCGGATCTGGGTGGCACATTAAGTGCCTGGCCGGCTTCTACGGAATTATTCGCGGGTCTTGGTTCTTCGGAGCTTGCGGGGGCGGCAACGGACATATTAGCCTGCAGGGCGCCGAGCAGGAGATCACAATCACTTCCTGTATCTCCTACGAGCCCACGGTCTGCTTCATCACGAGCGGCGGTGGATTCACATTCACCCTTATGGCGCTGACGCTCAATCTTATGTTCGGCTCCGGGATCACGCTCCAGGATTTTGTTGGCGGTACGGTCCAGTCCAATTTGTCTCTGCCGGCGGCATCCTACCCAAATGCTTTTCCCTGCGGGTCGCCGGGCACGGGCACGGAAGACATTCCCGTTGCTGGCGGGGGAGGAGGAATACCGCCACCGGCTCCGCTGCCAACGCCTAGGACCAGGCCATCCCCAAGTCCCACTCCTGCTCCGACAGTAGGGAACAGTGGGTCATCTCCGGGTACCGCATTGACGGCACCATCCAAGGGTCAACTAGCCCCAACGGCAGCGACCGGTAATCTATCATCCGAATCCCAGTCTGTGTTACCGACTATCACCAAAGAGGATCTTGCGGACCCGGCAATGGCATCAGCCAAGCTTAACAATGTTTTGCAGTTCCTCGCGTCACAAATCGCCGCTACGCAGGGCGCTTCGGGAACCAGCGCCTTTCGTGGGCAGGTGACGGGTAAGGGATTCAAGGCGAGCGATACCAGCGTACCCACCGATCCAGCGGCGTTGCTCACCAAGGCGGCGGCGGATGCGCTATATACGAAGAAGAGTTGAGCAGTCCAGTTCTGGACTGGGGTCTGTTCAGAACCCCTGAGTTGCTATACAATTAGGCGATGGAAGCCCGCTCCTTCGCCGGGGTAGAGTTCGACAAATCCGAGACGCTCGCGAACGGGGATACCCTGTACGTCCTCGTGCTCCGCGACAAGGGCGCCGAGATAGTTCTGGCCACGATCTGGCTGCAGCTCATGGGAACCGGACTCCTGGATGTGGTCTGGCCGGGCGGCATCCCGTCACTGACCTGGCTCATCAAGTGGGCCACCCAGCCGAATAATTACTGCTTCGGCTGCTTCCTGGTGAAGGCCGATACTGAAGATCTGATGATCGTAGGACTCGGTTGGACGGTGACGGTGACGAAGGTGGGAACTGCTGAAGACGGCAAGGACATCACAAAGGCCGAAGTCGGCATGGTCTTCTACCCGATGATCCAGAAGACGCGCCTGACTCATCACCTGGCGGAGATGATGATCTCCTGGGGGTTTGAGAATCTGAATCTGGCGGTCGTCTACGGAACGATTCCGACGCCGAACGTACTGGCTTGCAGGTTCGCCCAGCGCGCGGGGTTCACGCATGTCGGGACGGCTCCGGCGTATCAAGCATGGAAGGACAAGCCAGTGTCCTGTGAAATCTACACGGCCACGCGCGAACAATGGTACGCCCCGAGAGCGGCGGTCGAGACAAGGGAATTAGCGGAGGCTTAAAATGTCCGGACCCAACTACTCGCCGATACAGCAGACGTCGGCCGCGCAATCAAGCATCGCCTCCACGTCGAACGCGCAGGCGCAACAGAACTACGCGCAAATGCAGTCGGACATGGCGCCGGCCGTTACTTTCAATAAGAGCATTACTAGCGGCAATCAAGGTTCATTGCTCACCGCCCTCGCGCCACAGTTGGCTAACATCACGCAGGGCAAAGCTGCGGCACAAGGCCAGATCATGGAGCAGGTTGGACCGGGCGCGGCGCGCGATGTGGCCCTGGCTCAAAATACGATGAACGCCACTGGGCAGACGGCCGCGCTACAGAATTCCACGTATACCTCGGCCCTGGATAAGTTGGCTAATATCGGGTCGGGGTTGGGATCATTCTCCCTTAATGAAACCGGCGCGGCGTTATCCGGATTGACCGGAGCAGCACAAAGCCAAGGTACGGTGATCCAAGGGCAGGCACAAAGCAAAGCGGATACGATGTCGTTTCTGGGAAATTTGGCGGGGGCGGGCGGAGCGCTTGGTGCCTCTGCTATCAAGTACTCCGACGTACGCCTGAAGACCGATATTGAGAAGGTTGGCGAGCTCGCCGGAGTCGGAGTTTACGAGTATGAATTCCGAGACAATCCCGGCAAGAAAGAGGTTGGTTTCATCGCGCAGGAAGTGGCTGAGATATTCCCCGACGCAGTGGTGGTCGGCGGCGAGGACGCTTCAGTAAAGCCATGGATGGTGAACTACCCTTCCGTGTTGGCGAAGATGGCGCAGATGCAGCTAGCGGCTTAGAGTACAGGACTGGACTGAATGGCGGACACTCAAGCAAACCCGTATGGGCCAAAGGCTCTAACTGGACCGTTCGCCGACGCAATCGACCCAACAATTGTAAGCGCTCCGCACCAGTCGAACACTCCCTTTTCTGGCTACGCTGGGAAGACCGGGAATCTATTGGGGATCGCTGATCGTTTCCTTGCCGGGCTCGGGCAAGGCAGGATGATGGCAGCCTTAAGTGCAGAGAAGGAAAAAGCCAAGACCACCAGCGCGATGATGGGTGTCTACCAGGAGCTTCAGAACGATCCTCACGTAGACGATGTTACGAAGGCCCAGTTCGGTCAGAAGTTCCAACAGACTCTCTTCTCGGACGCGGCTCAGGATATCAAAAAGACTAAGGGGCAGCATCCGATCCTGGACGCGATGGGTCACATAATCACTGGTTTGGCTGGCGGTGACGTAAAGAAGTCTAAGCAGGACCCCAAGGCCATGCAGTCTCTCATGGGGGAGATGGCGGCGGCCAGGGTTGAAGCAGCGAAGAAGTATCAGTCTACGCAGGCTAACGATCCGATTCTTGGAGTAATAGCACAAACAGTTGATGCGCTTAGGAAATCCAATCAGCCGGTCAATAAACAGACGCTCGCAGAGGCAGTCCAGACCTCACCAGAGGGTCGGGCAGCGCTAGCGCAAGTCGATAAGCAGTTCGGGGATGGAGCCGGGTTGAAGCGATTCAATGAGGCTACGCAGCATTACGCTAATCCACCGGAGCAACAAAGACTCTCCCCAGAGCAAGAGGACTTCATCAAGGCCGGGAACGACCTCGACAAACGCTTTGGATTGCAGCCACAGCCGCCTGGGGCGAGCCAACAGGCGCAACCCCAGACTCAGACTCCCAGCGCCCAACCGGCCCCTCCTGGAGCACCCCAGGCCAGTAGAGCGCCGGGGATTCCGACGACACTGGACCCGGCTGTTGGGACGGCTCCGGCCGCCGCGCAGCCGCAACCTCCCGGCGCGCCGCCCACACAGTCCAGTCCTGGACTGGCGGCACCCGCCAAGCCCGACCAAGGAAAGCCGACCACGACGGCGGAACTATATCAGAATGTTCCTGGATTGATAGAAGCGGGGAATATCAATCTGATTAATAGGCCGGTCGTAAAAAACCCGGACGGTACCAGTAGCACCGTTCGCACCATGACTATCGAGGAAGAAGGCCACGGCGTTCTGCTACCGACGATCATCAATGGCAAGCAAGTCACCAATGAAGCGGCGCTGGAGCACTATCACAAGACCGGCGAGCACATGGGTAAATTCCCTACGGAAGCGGATGCCGACAAGTTCGACCAAACGCTACATAACAAAATGGGCTGGGACGGCCCTCCGGGAAGCGCTCAGGAAAAGTGGCAAAAGGGACAGGCTGAACCGCCTGCCGCGCCCACGTCGAAGAATGGTGTTGCTATCACCATTCCCCAGGAAGCTCCCGGACAACCGGGCGTCACGCAGCTCGCCTTCAAAAACAACAATCCAGGGAACCTGAGATTAGTGGGGCAAAATGGGGCCAAAGAGGGCGAAGGCGGATACGCCAAATTTAAGACTCCAGAAGCCGGGTACAAGGCTTTGCTCGGCCAGATCAAGACGGACGCGGATCGCGGGATGACGCTTGCCGCCTACATCGGCAAGTATGCGCCGCCCACGGAGAACGATACTGCTACTTACGTCGCGAACGCCGCCAAGAAACTGGGAGTCAAGCCGGATACGCCGGTTTCCAAGATCGACCGAAACTATTTGGCTCAGTTCCAGATCGGCCAGGAGAGCAGTTCCAAGATCGGAGGCGCGTCCGAGAAGAGTACCCAACCACAGCCTCCGGGAACGCATCCTCAGGTAGCGGCGACTCCAGACCAACCGCAGCCGCCAGTAGAGCCGCTTGACATGAACATCCTGGACAAGCTCCGAACTCGCAAGGTTGTCAAGGATCAGGCTGGGTTTGAATACATCGACGGGAAGCCGCGCAAGACGTGGGATGTCGCGCCGAACCGCTGGGGCATCAAGGCCGGATCGTATGACGCCAAGACTGGAGAGTTTATTGATCCTTCCCGGATTGGGGAGAAGCCGGGTGCTCGCGAGCAGAACATTGCGGACGTAGCTCGTGCGAAGAATGTACCTCTCAGTCAAGCTGAAGATATGGTTTCAGCAGCGAATGCTAAAAAGGCTCTGGGCGAAGGAGCGGGTGGCGATACCGGACAGATGAAGCAGAATGAGGAAGCATTCCGTGCCCAGTTCCCCAACGAAACAGATGCTCAGATCAAAAAACGTGCTTCGGATCTGTATCTCAAAGAAAAGCAAATAGCCGACGAGGCAGCAAAGTCGCGGGCGACCAAAGCCGCCGATGAAGCCAATCCGAAGCCGATCACGCAGGGTAGCCGGGAATTTAGAGTCGCCCAGGATCTCGCGTATGGCCGATTGACTATGAATGAATTCAGGTCGCTTACTGCCTATAGTCGCGATGTGGCGAAGAAGATGGATATCTACGATAAGGCGCGCGAGTTGAATCCCAACTTCAACCCCGCCGCTTTCGAGATGGGCTATAGCCTTGCTAAGAATCCACGGGTCCAGCAGCAGTTAGCATCGCTGGATAACGTGAAGATGGGAGTTGACTCTCTACTAGAAGCGTCCGATGCCGCGACCCGCACCGGGGCGACAATCCTAAACAAAGCTGTCATCCCCGCAGGTATAGCTTTTGGTGGGCAGAAGTATTCCAACTTTGCGACAGCGCGTACCGCCTTTGCTGATGAACTGTCTGGTGCCCTAGGGTATGGTTCCGCTACCGACATGAGCCGCGAGATGGGTTTCGACATGACCAATCCTAATCTCAGCCCGGACAACTTCAGGTCAGCGATTCAAGATATTGTAGTCCCCTTCGTGGATCGCAAACGGCAGTCATTTCTTAAACAGATGGGCGTGTATGGTCTTCCGGGAATGAATCCGAGCGCAAACCAACCCCAGCCGCCGGGAACGGACGGGGCTCCTGCTGACGCCAATAATCCCCTTGGATTAAACCTGCCGTCGAGGAAGAAATAAGCCGTGGCAGACCAGACCACTGATCGCATCGCGTACCAGGACTTTTCACAACAGGTCAAGGGCCGACACCCGGAATACAAGGATGTGCCTGATGAGGAATTAGCTAAGGCCATGATCGAGAAATACCCGGTCTACAAGGATCGGGTGTATTTCTCTAAGTCTCCGCTCCAGCCGCAGCCTCCAGGGTCAACCGGACTCGGATATCAGGCAAGGCAATTTGCTGGTGGAGTGTGGGATACCGCCAAGGGTGTCGCCGAGATGGCGGTGGAAGCGCTACCCAACGTTAGTACGGGTCCTAAGCCGGGGGCGGGCGTGGGGGAGATTGTCAGAGATGCCGTAGAGAGCACTCCCGGTGGCCGTCTGATTACGGGAGCGGTCGATAACGCCGTGTCGCGGGGGAAGAAGGCCGTTGATCTTGCCCGACAGAAACGGTACGTAGAAGCTGCCGGACAAGCTGGTGCCGCAGTCCCAATGATCGGCCAAATTGCAGGGCCTATCGCGGATACGGCGGGCGGTCGAGAGCCCACTTTTGACAAGTACGGGAACATCCTTGATCCTGGAGCGCACCCAAATCCATCTAGGGCCGCAGGTCAAGCTACTGCCGCAGCGCTCCTTCCAAAAGCCATTGAAAAGGCAGTGCCGGTTCTAAAAACTGGCGGCGCGGCGGTAAACCGATCCGCTGTCAAAGTGTTCGGCGCTAACCCTCACGTAGCAATAGCGAAGTCCCTGGATATTATGCCGACAGAGACGATTCCGCAAACGCTCGCCACCCTGCACGACATCGACCCCAATATTAATGGGGTGGAGGATTTAATCGCGGCGGCTAAAAGGGGGATTAAGAACCACCAGGATGCACTAGAGGAGTGGATGAAGCCGAAGCGCGAGATGGGCGTCGCAATCTCTGGCGATCCGATTGTGGAAGCCACAAGACAAGCACTCGCGGAAACACTAAAACTAGAAAATCCAACTACCGCAAAGCGAATCATGAAAGAGGTGGAATCTGCGTACGGGGGAAAGACATTCACCGTGGATAAGTACCGTCAATTCCTGCGAGAGAAAAATGCAGAACTCCGCTCATTCTACGATCAGGCTACCGGCAAGCAACAAGCTTCGGTGACGAGCGGCAGCCCACAGGCCGTAGTCAAGGCGCAGCGAGATGCTATTGCTAAGAAATTTTACAGCACTCTAGATCCCGAGAATGAAGGTGCCGGTCCGCAAGCAATACAAAGTCAAACCGGAGACTTGACCGAAATCCTTGACGCAGCCGATAAAAGACGAAAGGCTTCGCTGCAAGAGAAGCCAGTTACCAAGATCGGAGCGTTGGGGAAGGCGGCCGCTGGAACCGCGGGTCTACCCTTAAAATTAGCGGAGGGGAAATTTGACGAGGGGTTATCAAATATCACGGGTGCATTCGGCGGTAAAATAGACCCCCTTATCCGGCGTGCATTGGCTAACGCCGGGAAGCCGGAACCACTACCAAGGCCTTCCACCGTTCGGTACAACCCAAGGGGTGGGCAGATGGGAAGGCCACAACTTGGGGCAGCGTCCCTCAGGCCTCCGCCGCCACCGGACACCAGCGGTCCTATCGATCCTACGTTGCCGCAAACCAGGATGCTGAAGGCTGGTGCGGCTGAAGTTCCTGGGGCGCCAGCAAGCCGTCAACTCCCAGCGCCACCGATAGTGACTCCGCCGCCACCGGATACGTCTGGGGCCGTCCCAAGCGCAGGGCCGCGCCCTGGAGCGGGGCTAGGTCAGCAGGTAGGCGAGCGCCAACTCCCGACCGCTAGCGGTCCAATTAAGCAGCCAGGAACCGCCGTACAGGATATGGTCCCGGTCCGTGATCCCGAAACCGGACAAGTCACCTATCACTCGCAGGCGGACCTCCGAGACATCAATAACATGGCTAAGCTGCCGGGGACCACCTTCACTAAACCATCAGGTGATAAATTCACAGTGAAGGCGGTAGACGAGACCAAGGGCACTACCACCTACGAAGTTGTGGATAGTGCAGGCGTGAAAAAGACCGTCACTCGCCCCACGGAGGAATTCAAGAAACTCGTAGCGGGCGGGCGGCCCCAGCAACCCCAACCCCCCGGCGTATCCACCCAGCCGCAACCGCCGCAGTCCAGTTCTGGACTGGGCACACATTGAGCTAAAATCCCAGAACATAGAAGATCCGATAAGCCATGGAACAGGAACCTATAGATTTACGTTGGGAAGGAAACTCTTTACGCATGAACTCGATGACGTTTGGCGAGGTTCGCTCCAGAGGAGCGGATGCGTATGTTCCAGTAATTCTGTTACACAAGGGAAGAGAGGTCTTCCTGAGCCCTCAACATTCGGAGGCGTTAGCCAGGGAAATGATCGTTATATATACGGAGTGGTTTTTAGCTGAAGCCAGAAAACGCTTACACACTCCGGGAGATCCGATAAATACAAAATATTTAAGCACTAGCCCGTAAGGAGGCAAGGAGGACCAATTGCCCTGGCGACCATCAGACGCTTCGAGGAAGACTAGTAGGGCGCGAACTCCCAAACTGCGCAGGATGTGGGCACACGTTTCGAATAGTATCCTGAAACGCACCGGCAGTGAGAGCCGCGCAATTCGCGGAGCCAACGCCGCCGTAGGCAGAACGAAGTCCCGTACGAAGAAACAACGCAGCTAGTTCCGCTCGTTCCACGCCATAGCCAGGGCCTGCTCCAGAACCTCTCGGCCGTCGTACGATCGGTGGACGCTCATCGTGTGGCACCCGCCCATGCAGCGGTGGATCATAGGCCGGCAGTGACACTCTTCCGAGAGGGTGTTGTGCTCTTTTAAGTCAAACAGAGGAATGACGTGACTGTCTCCGGAGTCCAAGACCACGGCTTTCCAGGGGCGCTCGACGATGGGGCGGATGCGCTCGCGCATGGCTTATTGTGCCACGAGGAACGGGACAGGGACGTCCGTATAGCGTTCACGCACGGGATGCGCCGGGTTCCCGGATCCAGTCTCCCGGATGCAGAACAGGTGGTAATGCTTCAGCAACGTGTTTGCCACATAAACATCCCGCTTCAGTAGACGCCCGCCGTTCCCCCAGGCGCAGACGATCGTGTCGACGTTGCAGGCTTCCTGGATGATGTTGTGGTCGTTGTACTCACCGATCGCCAGTCCAGGACTGGACGCGGCTAACTTCACCAACTCGCGCGGATCGGTAGCGCGGAACGCGAAGAGGTTGGTAACGACCAATCCGGAGTAGCCCCACCGTTTAGAAAATCCGATACAGCGCCTGATTGTGGCATCGTCAAAGACGTCTGTTGCGGTTGATGGATTTAATAGTACGAAATTGACTATACCGCGAAGGTTATAGTTCCACTCGCGACGAAGAACGTATCTATGATTAGCCATTAACAGCACGATACTTTCCCTTGCAGAGGCTCGATATGGGATACTCTCTTGGTCGTCCGCAAACCATCTCTATTGAGCGTCACTGACAGATACCCATCTTTATCCCCACGAGGGCTAAGTCTTCGGTACACATCCCTCAGTCCTCCATGAAAATTACATTGACTCCAGATTGTTCCATCCGAAGCCGCCCAATATCCAGGGAAGTTGGTGATAGGCTTTAGCAAAACGCCAGAAGGGATCTCGTGCGAAGGAGCGGTATTAGTGTACCCTCGGTCCCGGCGCTCCTGTTGGCGTATCCGATCTTTTTCGCGCTTCTGCTCTTGACTCTGTGGCATAACCTTACGCATGCCGCTCACGGTGCTCTTCCGGATTCCAGAAGAAGCGCTGAGACTCCTGCGGGCAGGCTACTCCCCAACTCCGGTAGGCAGAGTGACGGACAAGCATGAACCAACCGTAAAGGAATGGACCAAAGGAATCCATCTGCAACTGTTCTCCGCAGCGAGAACAGCGCAAATCTGGAGCCGCGTAGACGTCCATGGCTACGCCAGAGTCACCCGACGGCCGCCCATCATGTCGGTCAGTCTCTTCTCGTAATCCTTAACCTCAAGCTCGGCGAACTCGGCGAGATACGTAAAGTATTCTTCCTCGCTAAACACACCCTTATCCATGAGGAGTTTGGCCAGCGCGGCGCTATCGAGCAACGCCGAATTGACACCAACCCTCAAATGTTTCGGAGAGCATTCTCCTGTTACTCGTTGCGATGGCTGTTCCTGGATGAGGATATTAACCCCGCTCTGGATAGCGTGGAGCGCCGCCTGGTAGCGGTCAGAGGCTTTCTTGGCTGCTTCGGTCATGGTTCTTTCATCTCCTTATAAGCGATTGCTGCCGCAAGAGCGGACCACAGATGGTTGCTGATCCCGTATAGGGGACCTGGACTCTTCTTCAGGCCGATTGCCTTGGACCCGCCGAAGCGGTCTAGTAGCGCCTGGCGTACGTTGGAATCATTGGCACGGGGAGTGCCGCAGATCTGGTTCTTGATGTGGTCTCGTCGGACCAACTGGACAAGGGTTGGATCGTACGCCTCCATGAACCTCCCGATCCAGACGCAAGTCATAAAGGTCTCCGCCCCAACCGGCATACCCTGTGAGTGAATCATCTCGATCACCAGGGGCCACTTGTTAATCACTGGATTGTCGCGGCGCTGGCGGAGAACCTTCATGATGTCTTCGTTGCTGGCGAACAATTTCAACCCTATCCGAGTCCCAGTCCACGCTACGATCGCGGACTGCTCAGTGCCGGGATCAATCCCGACGCAGGAGATCATGTAAATCTCCCAATCCCATTCCTCCCTCTGTTGCCCATTCTGGCCTTGGCGGATATCGACATACGCAATCTCGTCTCTGGTGACGCCGGCCCCCTCCGTTTCTGCGCAGCGGATATTTTTAGTCTTGTTTCGATGGATCGCTTAAGCCCCCTTCCGCCTCGGGAGATATTCAAGCAGTGCTCAGGTGAGAGAGATCGACCTCTCAAGTTATCGGCCCTCCTCTTCACAACTTCCGGAGAAACCTTTTTCTGGGCATCGCTCAGTTTTTTACGATGCTCTGGATTGTCCATTATCGCCCTCATCTTTGCCTGGTGGGACGGAAGCGACCAGAGTAGTTTCCCGGCAATGCTAAGCTTCTCCCGTACGGCTGGCGACCGAAGTGAGGTGAGCATTCGATCTCGCGATTCCTGATCTTCCCATCTGGCTTTTGTCGCCCTACTTATTCTGCCGCGTACCTCTGGATCGCGGAGAGCGCTTAATATTCGCTCCTTATCCCTAAGCCACACCTTTGTCGAAGACACCCTGAGTTTTCGTTTAGTCTTTATACTCGGAGTCCATCCCCCATCACCGCCAGTAGTGCGGTTGTAGCCGGCGTGGAAAGAATTCATCAGAAAGATCCAAATTCTTTCCATGTCATCCAATTGCGCCGCAGCATCAGTGTGGGCTAGCGCCTCAACCGTAAACGCCTGCTCGCCATATTTTCTTATAGCGCTATGCAATGGAGAAGTACTGCGTGCGCGCCGAGAGTCATTACAGTGCCCACGCCAGCGAGAATTCATAGTCCTAACAGTTTTCCCGACGTAGCATTTACCGTTGATAGTGTTGGTTATGAGGTATATGACCATAGAGCGAGTGCTCCACCGGCTCCTGGGTCAATCCCAACCGTAACGATCACTTCTCCAACCTCGCGATCTCGCGGTTCAAATACCAGGATGCCTTTTTGAGATCCTCAACCCGACCTTTATTCTCGGCGCGCAGCACGTATTTGACAACGTTGCCCAAACAGAACCCGAGTTTGAAATCCTCGATAATCCGCATCACATAGTCGCCTTGATAGTGCGCAGGGTTGACGGGATCGGACTCGACGGATAGGCCATCGCGTTTCTTTTGCAACTTAACAACGCATTGTTGGCAGATATAGGCGTCGGGCTCGTTATGCATCGCCCCGCACAAAAGACATTGTGGATTCACTTCGCCCTCCGCTTCGGGTAAGCCGCCAAGCCGTATCGCATCGCCAGTGCTCGGTCCTTATTCACGCTTCGCAACTTCCTCTGACCGCGCTTCCGGCCCTCGTCCACCACCGGGCGTGGGATCCAGGCTCCCTCGTGATACATTTGAGTCGCCCAATCCTTCGGTCTGTCTTTCATTCGCATCCTCCGTAAGTGGGCAATCGGCGAGCGAACACATCGCCGTCTCGCTTTCGTTCTTGTAGCGACACCTGAAGTTAGTACAAATCCCAATCTTCATAACCTTTCACCTTAGCCCCCATGCTTGCGGCGATGGCCGTCGCATCCACTGAAACCGGTACAGCAGATTTGTAGGTTTGAGGGCGAGTCGTCACGCCCGTGAGCGCCGCGCGAGTCTTTGTGATCCGCCTCCCACTGGTCGACCGGCATCTTCACTCCGCAGAAAAAACACAACCCCTTTTGTTTCTGATACACATACTCTCCCCGCGCATGATAGATATCCGAATGCAGCTTCTTCAGGGCACGCTCGGCGTCGCTCGGACGATCCGGGCAGGATATGAATCTCCGGTCCAGAACTGGATCGTAGGCCGAAAAGCTTAGGACCTTGCCGGCTTCGTTCCGCTTGATGTCGATCTCGATCTTGACGATTCTCTGGACGCCGCGGCACTTCGCTTCGAGAGTCACGCCCCTCACTCGAGTTCCAATCTCCGCTCTAGGGAGGATATGCAAGACGGCATCTCTCCATTATTGTCGATCCATCTATTCACGTCGGCAGCGAAGCGCTCCACCCATTCGCGCCCCACCACCATTCCGAAGTGTGGCCTTGTCGGTCTGCCGTCAGGAGTGTACTGATCTTCAAAAATACCGCGCAGCGGATCGAATTCGCCAGACAAGCCTCCTGGCTCCTCGTTTCTTCTGGAGGCCCACGCGATCACGTCGGCTGCCTGTATAGCCACATTGTTATCATCCGTGTCGAATGCGATGGCCCCAGTGTGCACGGCAGGTTCATCTTTCTTGTCTAGCTTCTTTTCGATATCTACGAGCAGGCCATGCGCCCCCAAAATTTGATCCTCGAAATGACCCCGATCAACCAAATAGGCAATCGTTCCCCGGTACTCACTCCATTCGGCCGCGCATCCATTCAGAACCCCCGCCGATAGGAATGCCAACCCGTAAGGCCCAATCAATCGCCGATGGACATGCTGAGAGAGAAGTGAGCGGTAGTCCGCTTGTGCGACGCCGATGGCCACGCTATAAATCTTATGGTCATTTATCTGCTTGGTGACATCGGAGAACAGTGACAACTTCATCTCCTGCCCCATCCCGATGTGCCGACCGTATGGTCGGACAAAATCCGTCATGTGGATTGAGTCGAGCCGGTAGTCATGTAATATGCGGTTCCAGTACCCCTCAAAAGACAAGAACCCTGAGCGATTCATCAAGGTTCCACCGATGAACGCGATGTTTGAATTGTCGTCGGTACCACTGTCATCCATGTAGGACGTGACGGTTAGGGTACGGCGTGCAGTGTCCTCAGAATGGTGTAGCAAGAACCAAATCTCCTCGGCGTAGCTTTGTACCCCAAGCCTAGCATCTAGGCTTGTATTAGGCGAGTATATATTTGCCAGAGTTTCCATTAAGCTTTGGCCGCCCCATCTGCCCATTCCGCATCCACCTCCTGCGTTGCCGCCAAAATAATCTCCAGCGGGTCCTCGCTGCCAACATGCTTGCGCACGTCCTCACGCGCCAGAAATCGCCGCAGCTCCTTGATCTTCGAAAGCGATCCGCTCAATATCAGCGTGGCCCCAGTGTTGTCCTCTTTAGAGCCCAAGTATCCTTTCTCGACCACCCATTCCTTGAAGGCGTCCGCCCCCTCTCCGGCCGCTCGCTCCAGCATTTTGACTCTCTGGGCGCCGGTCGGGTTGCACTTAGCGGCCAGCAAGAGGCTCGCGGTTGGAATCTTCCCGTAGGTGTTCAAGTCCAGATCTGGGAAAGTTTCAATAATCTTCTTGGCCTCGTAGAGCGATGAGCGGGATCTTCCAAGTTTTACTTCCAACTCCTTCTTCACGAACTCCCCGTAGGACTTATACCCGGACTCAGTCCACACGAGATCGTTGTTCCGGGCCAGCACCATCAGGCGGCCGAGCACTGCCAGTAACTTACCCTGTACACGCTCGGATTTCTGCAACATGCTACAACACGACCGCACCGCACTAATTACCTCCTTCGGTTCCAGTGTGTCGGGGACAGCCAGTTCGATCTTACGGTTACCCCGTAGCATCGTAGCCAGCAGTTCATTTTCCGCTACGTTCAAACTTGGAATCATATAACCAACCCTCCCTTACTCGGCATAGCGCTTGCAACGCTCACGAGGTTGGCCTTGACGATATCGAACGGTATGGCGCCGCACGGTTTGATGTGGATCGGCTGCATGCCGGCCGAAGGGATCACCATAGCGCCGTTCTGCAGCACGTGGAGGATCGCCTTCTGGCCGGCTTCGATGGGGTTCTCGGCTTCGACCCCCTGAAGGTTTATCACAAAGCTGCTGGCGCTGTTACTGAGCAAAACCATGCTGACGTTGAAGTTATCCACTATTCCTCCCCGATGAGTTGCTTGAACTTGCTCTGATCAAAAGCGTTGTCTTCCACGAACTTGTTGTAGGCATTGTCGGCTTTCTTCCTGGCCGCATGCAATGCCTTGAGCGTCTTTATGTCCGTGTTGGCCGCCAGCACCTTGCCGCGATAGTGTCGGATTTGTTCGACTGGATTGTCTCCCCACTTGACCATCAGATTTCCGTTCCCAGAATGCTTCCCGACGATGAACCCATGCTCAATCGTGATGGCCTCGCGGTAGTCATCCTCGATCTGGATGACGGGGATATTCACCGGCTTCTTTTTGATCTGGCGCTCCAGTTGACCCTTGAGTCCGGCGAGCGTGGCGTGTGAATACGCCTCTCCGTTCCAGGTGGCTCCGAAGATTCCGGTCTTCTCGTCGACGCCGTATTCGATATCTCGTCCTGCGACTGTAGTTTTCAATGGACAACCCTCGTTCTTGTGGCAGCAGGATGCGACTCCGGCTCTTCGACTTGCTCGACGTCCTTTTGGATCTCAACCGATTTCTGCAGGCACACCATCAAGAACCCGAATAGTCCACAAATATCGGCGCCGAATTCATGGACGAACAGACTCAGGTACTGGGTCGTTGCCGGTTTGCGGCCGATTACAGCCAGGCTCTCCAGGGTTCCGCTCTCCACCTCGCGGCGGGCCTCTTCTAGGAGTGCAAGCATCTTGCGTTGTAGGGCGGGACTGGTCATGCCAGCAAGCGCCTCATCTCTGCCATGGAGCGGTTGATCTGGGCCTTCATCAGGAGCATCTGGACGTCGTTAGGCCTCCACTCGTACATCCCGGCGTTGCCAATCCAGAACATAGTCTCGCCCTGGGCCATAGCGGTTATGCCCAGACTTCGTGGTTTCCAGATCCACAGCTTCGGGGGCAGTAACGGTTTGGTCAGCAGCGACGCAAACAGCGTAGCGAAGAATGTGCGGCGGGTGTGTTCCATGCGTAGTCCAGAATTGGATTTAATCGTATTACATCCAGGAGTTTTAGTCAACTTAAATCCCGGCATCCTCGGACTCGAAGATGTCGTCCTCCTCGGGAAGTTCTTCGATCCCGTCGAACAAGCTAGCCGATACCAGATGTGCGGCCTTTAAGTTAGCGACCGCCTGTTGCCAATAACTCCGCTTCAGTTCCACGCCCAGGAACCGACGCTGCATCTGGATCGCCACATAGCCCTCGCTGCCGATCCCCATAAATGGCGAAAGGACTACATCATTAGGATTTGTCCAGAGCCGAATCGCGCGCCGGATGACTTCAAGTTGCAGCGGGCAGATATGCCGCTCATCCTCCTGCTCCCGCGCTGATTCCTTTTGGAGCGTATCCGATGGGTTGATATCCATCCATACTGGGCTCGCATAGTTCTGCCACTCCCCGACCGCGAATTCATTCGGTGCGATCTTGTGACCGTGGGTCTTGGTCGAGCCTACTGGCGGAGCAACTTTAGTCACCGGCGAGGTGTTGACCCCTGGCTTGCGCATTGTCACAAGGTAATCTGGTATTCCCTGTCGCGAAAGAGCGGAATCCTTGCGAAGTTGTTTGTACAACAGCCCGATGGCTTTGGTACGTTGCATCGCCGTGACGGGGTTTTTCCAAATGCAAACTTCAGAGTGGTACACGAAACCTGCGTTTTCAAACAATCTAATAAGTTGTCCCCTAAAATCCGTCAAGCCGATCACCCCATCGCGCTCCTTGGATTTCGGCAGGTTCATACAGTGAAAACTAAGGAGTCGTCCGGGTTTCAAAACACGCAGTAATTCCGGGGCCAGAAAACGCAAGTGCTCAAAGAATTCCTCGTGTGTCCGGCAATTACCCATGTCCGCAATTGAGTCTGAGTACGTGTACAACGATGCGAATGGCGGTGAAAAAATAGAGTAATCAATGCTATTATCTGGCTCAACCCAAAGCGCAGGAACTGCGTCCCCCAGCACCGTCCTCCACCCACCCCCATTCTTGGTATCCGATTCCGCAACCCTTCCACCTTGGCGTACTCCAACTACTTCGGATCTCATTAGATCCTTCATGTGCTCCGAGATTCGCTCAGCCATCACGTTCGCATCGGCCTCTTTGCGCTCTATATTCTTGACTACCGATCCTTCGGCCTGCGATGCAATGATGTGATTGTGGACGGTTCGGGTCTGCCCGAATCGCCAACAGCGCCGGGATTGTTGGTAGTACCTCTCGTAGGAATCATCCGGGAAGGTAACCATGTTGCGGCAGTGCTGCCAGTTGAGCCCGAACCCGGCAATCGATCCCTTGGTGACCGCTACGCGCGCCTGTCCGCTAGAGAACGCTTCGAGAGCCTCCTCTTTGGCTTCAATCGGCATTGAGCCGGTAATTTCAACGGCTCCGCGAATGGACCTGGAAAGCACTTCGCTTTCGTGGTTCAGACCCACCCACACCACCCACGCCTCATCGTTCGAGCACGCGAGATTAGCGGCAACTTCTAGTCGCTGATCCATGCTATCCTTGCGGGCGGCGCGCCGATCCTGAAGCGTCTTTGCTTCGACCGTGAACAAATCCCCGACGGCTATCTTTGATTCGACTAGGTGATGGTGTAACTCCATCGGCGGCAAAACGAAACCTTCGTCGGAATATCCAAGATCAGAAGGTTTGCGAACATAGACGGCCCATGAACTGATCCACTTCCAGAACTCATCTTCGGCGTGCTTCTTCAGTCTCCACTTAGATGTCTCTCCGCCGTCGTGAACGAAGAACATCGCGAGCATTTCCGCGCGACTGAGTGAGCCCACAAACTCCGATTGCGTCCCCAGTTCCATAAAATCATTTGGCGCTGGAGTCGCGGAAGCTCCGAGTCGGTACGGAATCTTGGCCGCAAAATCGGTTATCTGCTGGCGCGTCGACCCGTCATACGCCTTGAGGATGCTCGATTCATCACACACAATGAATCCGAACTTGTCTGGGTCGAACTTGTCCAACCGTTCGTAGTTCGCTACGTTGATGCCCCGTTTTACGTCAGCCTGTGATTTGCAGACCGTAACCCCGATATCGAACTTCTCACCCTCCCTCTTGGTCTGCTTGGCAACCGCTAGCGGGGTTAATATCAGACCATCTTTGTTTGTTTGCTCGTGTACAACGCGCCCCCATTCCAATTGGAGAAAGGTCTTGCCGAGACCGCAGTCACACCAATGATCCGCTCGTCCAACGCGTAACGCCCAATGAACAAGATCTCGTTGCCAGTCGAACAGCTTCGGGTTTAGCTCTATGGATCGCGCATTCGGGAAGCCGGCCGCTTCGTGCTTGACGCGCTTGCCATCAAGATACTTTTGGTAGTTGAGATATTTTTCGGCAATGATATCCGCATCCCCCATGGCCGCGAGCCACGCCGGGGAGTCTGGTCCTGGTATGAACTGTGGCGAGTCCAGAACTGGATTTTTAGTTGCCATCGATATCCTTCCTTTTACGGCGTCTCTTGGTGTTCGGCTCCGGAGCCGGTGAGCCTTCCTCGGCGGAGACTTCATCGCTGCGGTTCTCGAAGCGAATGAATCCCCCCAAGAAACGAAGGGGGACCTTGCCCACGGGACCATTACGGGATTTGCTCACAAGAACCTCCGCAACACCGCGTAAGTTCTCGCGGTCTCTCTGGTACAACTCCTCCCGGTAAACGAATAAAACGATGTCGCTATCTTGCTCCACACTGCCCGAATCCCTCAAGTCGCTAAGGATCGGCCGGTGGTCTCCTGGACGCGTCTCGCAGGCGCGAGACAGTTGGCTCAAGACGATGATCGGAATCTCCAACTCGAATGCCAATAGCTTGAAGGTTCTGGTCATCTCCGAGATTTCCTGATTTCTATTTTCGTAGCCACGGCGACGGTGCGAACCGATCAGAGTCAGATAGTCAACGATGGCCAAGTGTAAGCCCTCTTCCTTTACTAACTTACGGATCGCGGCGCAAATATCCGCCAGCATGATAGTGGCCCGGTCGTAGATCTTCAGGCGGGATTCATTCACCCGGAAGAGAGCGGCCTGCACGCGCTCGCGTTCCTCTTTCGTTAGAAAGCCGGCCCGGAACTTCATCTGGTCCACCCGCGCCACCGAGCAGATCAAACGATTCAGTAAGCTTTCTCCCGTCATTTCCAGGGAGAAGTAGGCAACCGCCTTGCGCTGCCGTGGGGACAGCGTAAGATGCTCCGCTATGTTCAAACTTATTGCGCTCTTTCCATGACCCGGTCGTCCCGCGATGATGATTAGCTCCCCTTCCTTGAGGCCGCCGGTCATGTCGTCGAGCTTTGTGAAGCCCGTGGGCATGCCCTGAGACCGCGTGCTCGGGTCTAGGAATTGGCTTATGCCGCCAGGGAATTGAGTGACGATTTCCTCCGGTGTCCTGCCCCCATCGTCCTTCGCCGCTCGCGACTCCTGAATGCTCAGTAGGGTTTCGGTGTGTTGGGCGACTAGGTCCTCCGGTTGAGACTCCGCGATGTACGCACTGTCGATCAACTTTTGGCCGGCGAAGATCAGGCTACGTAGGGCGTACTTCTCCTGAACGATCCTGGCGTAAGACTCCGGCCTCGGAGAACCCGGTAGACCTTCATCGAGAGAGATCACGTAACCGGCGCCGTCCACTGACTCAAGTTGTCCCTGCCGCATCAACTCGTTCATCAGAGTCACGCGCTCGATCCGCTCTCCGCGTTCCCGGAGATCCTTCATGCGGTCCCAGATTCTGCGGTGTTTTTCTAGGCTGAACGAAGCGCGATCGATGATCAGGGACACGGCATCGAAGTGCTCGTCGGTGAGCATGATCGCGCCCAATAGAAGGCGTTCCGCATCTACATTGGCCGGGAGCGGCCGCTCAAGGTATTGATCGTCCTTGGGCATCTACTCGGCGAGTACCGTCTCCGCCTGCCCGCAGCTCTTGCACTGGTACTCTACCAGCGCTTCCCCGCGGCTGGTAACGTAGGAGCGTTTGAACTCCGGCCGGTGATCGCCGCACAGCGCCTTGATCCACTCCTGCATCGTGATCAACACGGCGACGGGATAATGAACCCAGACTTCCCTTCCGTCATGTTTCTGGAGCTGCCAACCTTTAACGGTCCCAAGTTGCAGGGTCTGTGCCCCAGTCATCATTTGCGCCCGAGCCAGGCCCATAGTCAGTTATCCTCATGCGTTCCGATAAAGGCATCTATTATGCGTTTGGCTTGGTTGGGTGATTCAACCCTTACGCTTGGCAAAACCGCAGTTTCTGGATTGCGATTCGAGTACCACTCATCGCACTCTTTCATG